GAGCCCGCCCACCCTCCCACACTACTACCGTTTGCGTTTCGGATCTCTCCACACGATGCTCTCCACAGCCTCCCAGCGGATAACCTCGATTTCTAGCTCCCGGTTGTCGTCATCGTCTCTCCAGCGGGCGACTTCGACGGCATGGCCGACAGCGCCAGGCTGGTCGGCGGGGACTACATGTAGAACCTGGTCGAGGCGACGGTACCCATCTGCCAAGTCCCCAGCTTTCACGACCCGTCCGCTGATCGTGCGAACCATGATCAGGTCATTCTCATTGTCTAGGCTAAACGGCCACTGCTCTGAATCTGCCACCCTGCTCGGTCCCTTCGGGTTCTCTGCTCTCGACTTTGTGGGCTATCTCCAGGTCACCCAGCACGTCAGCCAGGTCGACCTCCGCCATCTTCATGGCTTTTTTCTCGTCACCGGACATGCGCTTGCGAATCTGACTGATCGATTGCCAGTCCCCCGCCGTCACCAGCAAATGCAACGCCCGATCCAGTGCTCTGATGTAAACAGCCTTGTGCTTGCGTTCCTCCGCTTCGTTGACAATCTCCTTTTGGGCGACCATGGCCTGCGCCCGAGCTGCGTTCTTATCGGCCCCCTTCCTGAGGATCCGGTTGTGAGCCTCGATCCGGGTCTGGTTGCTGATCCAGATGGGCACCCCCGCCAGGTTCCACATCCCATCGTCGATGTGGGTGGTGCCGTTGAGCCAGATCGCCAGCAGCGTCGCTACCTTGATTTTTGTGAGCAGGATGTGAGAGTCGGGGTCGGCTGTGACCTCCCCAGCGTCTTTTTTCCTCTTGATCTCGTTGCGCCGCCGCCGCTGGTCGAGCCCGATCTCCCGAGCAACCCGAGGCGAATACGTAACCAGGAGTTCGTCCTTACTTGGAGCAGGAACCGCCTCGGGCTCGGCTTTCTTCTTGCCCTTCTCAGGCGAGGCGAGTCCAGAGGTGGGTGTCCAGTCGTCCGCGACCTGGAGCGTCTCGTCGAGCGTCCCCGGATGGATCTGCGACCAGCCGTGCCACTTGCGGAGAGCGGACCCCGGTGCAGGTGGCTCAAGTAGGCCTTCTGGCAAAACTGCGTCCCGCCAATAAGCGGGCATCCATACAAACCTCTGAGGAAGGCCGCTTGCTGCATGGTCAAAAATGATCCCAGCATTGTCCGGCTGAACGCCTGCAACGAGCGCAAGGCGGTACTGGCCTTCTCGCACCGGACGGCGTAGCTCCTTGTTCGCGTAATGCTCCCCGAGTTCTTCTCCCATGTAGACTTCCAGGAGGGTCGATGTGATCGTGGCCCCCCGTTGATCCATGTGGGCACCGAGCTGAGTGATCTCGGTGACGTTGAGTATTGCTGTATCATTCGACTGGACCGGCCCTTCCTTGGTCTGTTCGGTGTAGATCGCAGCGATGCCCTGCCCGGTGCCGGGTTTCCTCCAGGGCGGGTAGGGTGCGCCCATGAACTGCCTCGCCACCTGACCCGAAACACCTTTGCCTTCACCAGAGTCGCCACTGATGGCTACCAGAATGTTCAGGCTCGCTGCCGCTCCGACTCCACCTTTCGGTGGGATCCGCACATGCGGCCCCACCCTGCCCGCGACGCAAGCCAAAATCGTCCCCAGTACCGCCCAGGGCGACGTGTCGCTGACCTGGGACTGCCACCACACTTCCCGCAGCTCCGGACGCGCCTCCCAGAAGTTCCGGATGTGGTCGGGTGTATGCGCCCCCGCTGGGACCAGTTCGGCGCTCCGTGTGGCTGCGGGAGTACCGGACGATACCGCCGGTGCCGTCGTGCCCCCTGCCGTCTGCCGATTCGCGGGCTGACGCTGGGGCATCATCGTGCGGCGAATCTCTCGTGCCGCCTGCCGGACGTCTCCGCCGTGTTCCCGGTAGGCGTAGTATTGGGCGGCGCTCAATCCCTGGTCCGTTGGCAGGTCCACACTGGTGCTGAAGTTCATCAGCGTCTGGCGGCCGTCGTTGGGGTTGATCATGACGTTAGCCGACGCCCCGTCGCGTGGCTCTTTACCTGGTCGGCACCAGTATTGCCTGCCGCCGTGTTCGTACATCCATGTCCAGCCGTCCCGCCGGAGCAGGTCGTTTAGGTCGTTGTTGCGGACGTACCAGTCGAGTGGCGACTCTTCACCCGGATCGTTGCCATACTGCAACGGTGCCGAGAGCTTACCGAACGACGCTACCGGAGTTGCTGGCCTTGGGGCACTAACCAGAACTCGACTGGGCTCCGGCGCTGGTACAGGCTCCACGAGCGCTCGTACCACGGAATCCCATTCGACAGCCTTAAGGCCATCGGGAAGCGTACTGCGTCCCGAGACCCAGCGATAACCGGGGTTACCCGGAACCAAAACCATCCCACCGACGCCTCGAAAGTCAACGCCAGGTACGGACTTGTCATTTTGTTTATTGCGCTGTGCTGTGCCACGAAACCACAGGTGTCGACCGCCGGACGGGGTAGCAGCGACCCAAAACGTCCCAGGCTCGATGATCCCGAGGTCGATGAGCTTCTCAAGTTGTGCAAGACCGGGCTTCCCATCTGCCACGTCGAAGTCGAGGACGTCGTACCCCGGCTGGCCGGTTGCGATGCCGACCCGAGCTTGCGGGTATTGGGTCCACCACAGTCTGATCTGATCAACATCGGTGGTGCAGACCTCCTGCCATGCCTTAACCAGGGGCCTTTTATTGGTGCCGTTGACTGGGAGAACGCGACAGCCCAAGGCCGCCCATTCCAAGGCCAGTTCGATTGTCATGCAAGCCTCGCCCTCCAGGTGTTGCTGCTGTGCTTAGGAGACAACGCGGCCTCCGTCCCTGCCCTTTCCGGGTTTGGTGACGGAGGCCGGGTTGCCCCGAGGAGGATCGAGTTAGTGGGCGGCCTGTCCCTGGTTGCCGAGCACAGCCATCGCGGCCGCGCGCTGTTCGGGCGGCATCGCCGCGAGGATGGCCTGGATGTCACCGGCCGGAGCCGGGGTTGCCGCCGGAGGGGCAGCGGGAGCGGCTGGCGCGGCCGGAGGGGCAGCCACCGGGGCGGGGGGCGGAGCGCTCACCGTCGGAGGTGCGGGCGGGGCCGCCGGGGCAGCGGGAGCCGCAGCGGGTGCCGCCGGAGCCGGGGTCGCCTCGGTGGTGGTGGGGTTGGCCTGCGCCATCGCCACCGCTGCCGCGCATTCCTGCTGGAACGCCTGGCCCTCCGGGGTGTTGTCGAGCCAATTCGACATGTAGTTCGCCCAGCCCTCGTCATCGAGCATGGACTTCAGCTGCCACGGCGGGTTGTTGCCGTTGGTGGCGACACCCTGCGTCATCATCGACGCGAGGAACTTGCCGATCTGCCGACGGAGCGAGTTGGTGATGACGCCGAACCACAGCGCGTCCCGGTAGATCGTCGGATTGTGCGGGTCGCTGGTGAAGTCCGCCAGGTGGAACCGGATAGCAGGTGACTTCTCCCCCGGCTTGGTGTTCTTGGTGGGGATGTGCTCGATGAACTCGGTCGGCACCACGATGAAGATGTGGTTGAGGACGTCGCCCTGCGAGAGCATGTCACCCTGGGTTTGTGGGGCTTCCAACGGCATTGCTACTCCTACTCGTCCTGCGAACCCCGGCGGGTGGCCGGGAGGGTGGGTATTGCTATCCCATCATGGGACTTGCCCCGCTGTCAAGCCAGGGATCGAACGTCGATCACGTCCCAGACGACCGACACTTTGCCTTCATCGTTGACGACGTGCCGCTGGCCGATGGTGAAACCGGGGGCAAACATGCTAGTCAACGCCTGACGTGCCTTGTGGTCGTAGATCGAAAGCATCGGCTCGGACTCGGCCATCTCGGGCGCGACATCCTCCTCTACCAACATCAACTTCATGTCACTCGTCCTTAACATCGCCATGCCCGGGGCACGAAGTCGCACCCAACGGCACACTTGGCCGGTAGAATGGACACCACACGGTGCAGCCCCCAGCGGGGAAGTCGTGCGGCTTGATCACCTGCCGCAGCTGGTCGATCGCTGCCACCCTCGCTTGCGCCTTATCGGCTGCCGCCGGGTCGAACGGCATCTCGACCAGCTGCATATTCTTCAGGAAGTTCGACCGGGGCAGGAATGCAATGAGGGTCGACTTAACTCGGTATCCGGCCTGCACCCACCCCTTGCCGTAAGTCATGGTTTGTACGTAGTATTGCGGTCCGACTCGTTCCAACGGTGTAGTCCCCGTTTTGACTTTCCGCATCGTGGTGTTGCCGACGATCTTCCAGTCGACCACCCGTTCCTCGTCCACATCGTACACGTCAGTTGATCCAGCGGTGTCGTACCCGCCGTTCTCGGCCTTGACCGTGACCCGGTTCTCCGCAATGAAGCGAGGGTTGTGGGCTCGACCAAGATACACGTCGTTGTACCACGTGATCATGTCGGCCATGAACACGTGGACCGCCGACCCGACGATCGGGAACCAAGGATCCGCGACCTGATTCACCTCTGGCAGACCCGCCAGTTTCATGGCGAGCTGCCGGTCACACGGTGTCCCAATCTCAGACGGACCAAGGTGTTTCTGCATCGAGCGAGGTCGGCTCGCGTCGTACTCCCGCACCATCGTCAGGATTTCTCGGCTGAACGGGTGCGGCCCCTCTGGAGCGCTTAGCGGCATGAGCCTAGCCTACCACGAGGGTATGACAGCCTACGTCCAGCGCCGCTGGTCCCGGTTCCGTGGCCGTGTGGGGGCAGCGAGCCACCACCAAGCGACGCACGACGGAACCCGACACGGGGCGCGCGCCGACCAACCAACACAAGCGATCACCCTCACCGAGAGCGCAGGAAATCGATGAACATCCGAGGCAGTGCGTAGAACAACACCATCGGAATTGCGACGATGGACTTCTTGCCGCAACCCGAGCCGGAGTTGCCGCCCCCGCCTCCTCGGTGCGAACTGCCGCGCCCGGTTCCGCCGACGCTGGCAGGTCCACGCGGTCCGGTGCCCGCGCCACCGCTGCGCCCCGGAGGGCGACCACCACTTGGTCGTGTACCCATCAGAACCATCCCCACTTCCATGCTAGTCGGTTGCATTCCTGGCAGTTCCGCCGGAGTCCCCACCGGACCCGGCTTGGCCCGTGGCTCCCCCGCTTGCATCTCCACGCGAAATAGCGCGTCAGGGCCTCCTTCATATCCAACCCTCCATCCACGCGGTGTACAAGATGAACGCGACCATCAAGGCTGGTGGGAGCACTGAAGCTGGATACTCCCACCAGCTGGCGTTTACCCTTGCACCGGCTCCGGCGCGTGCTCGTCGTCCTCTGACAGCGGTTTGGTGTGGACGTACTTCGCTCCGAGGTTGCGCAGCTCCTGGCCGCACGCCTTGCACACCACCTTGATCACCACAACCGGCGGTGGCTCGGTCGGATCTGTGGTGGGTTCGTCGTCTACCATAGCGGCAACTGCTCCTCACTGGGTTCGTACTTCTTGGCGCTGGGCATGACCCGGAGTCGTTTGGTACCCAGCTGGGATCCGGCCCCGACGGTGTCGCCCTCTGTCTTGTCGGCCTTCGTCGTAGCCGCCGCCGTGCTCCGTTTGCGGATATTGTCCTTGTGGACCAGCTCCCAATGGTCCTTGCCCTCCTCTTTCCACCCGACCACGACCATCGGCCAGTGCGCCCGGGGGTCCTTCAGCACGCGAACGGCGAGCTGTCGGTGGACGTTCCGGCTGGCCGTTTTGGTCTGCGGGTAGAGGAACACCATCCCGTCGACCCCAACCTCCTCGGGATCCCTCAGCAATGTCCCTTCTCCTCTCGAATTCCCGTGTGAACAGCGGGTGTTCCCCCCACGGGTCGACCGGCGGACCGACCGGGACGACTGGCCTGCGCTCGCTTAGACGAACACGGGCGTCAAACTGAACACGACCGCTAGCAGGCTGATACCCACCGAACCGATCAGGATGGCCTTGTCCGCCAACCACTCCATAACTACTCACCTCCATCACCCCCATCGCCAAAAAGCTTGGGCGGGTACTCCTCGACCTCATCGTGTGTCCCGCCCATCTCCGAATCTACCAGCAGTCGTGCTCGGTAGAGGTCCCATTCCAACCACCCGATGCCTGCGGCCCCAACGAGACCGCAGGCGAGCGGAATTAATTCTAGCAGTCCCACAACCCCGGCTCCGCCAACGCGCCGAGCTGGATCCGGTCGATCGCACGAGTCACCGTCACGTAGTTCAACATCATGCCCTCGTAGTCGGGGGCGGCCGGGCTGCCGTCCTCGGGCGGCTCCGGCGGGACGAAGTCGTCAGCCACCCGGACCGTCGACCACTCCATCCCCTTAGCCTTGTGGGCGGTCCCGACCGAAACCACTGCCTTGTCCTTGGTGGTGCAACCCCGGACCGCGTCGATCACCGCGCTGATGCCGACCTGGTTGATGATCCCGACCATGCGCTTCAGGTCGTCGGTGTCCTCTTCCTCCGCCACGTACTTGACCAGCTGGTCCCAGGTCTGGAAGCCGATCAGGTCGGGGTGGTCGGTGCCCTCACCGTTCATCAGCGACTTGGCTGCCCAGGCGAACTTCTCGATGTCCTTGCCTGCGCTCTTGTCTCCGGGGGCCAGACAAACCGGAAGCCCGATCTGGTGGAACTTCAACACCCAGCCGAGTGCGGTCCCGTTGCCCCGGCACAAGATGGCCGACGGGACCTCCACATCGCCGATCGTCGAACTGATACCGGGGTTGCCCTCGACCATGTGCTGCGCGCCGAGCATATGGAGCCATTTGTTGGCCTCGTCTGCGATCGCCTCACCGAACCGCCACGATTGGGTGAGGGGCAGCCGGACCGCATCCGGAATCGCCGCAGGGCTCATCGCGTCGACCGCCCCACGCCAACCGTAGATCGCCTGGTGCCGGTCGCCAACCCAGATCCGCTGGGTGTTGGCCTGGGCGTTCACCACCGAGGCGATTACCGGGTCGGCGTCCTGTGCCTCGTCGAACATGATGTAGTCGTATGGGAGGCGGGGGTTGGTCAGCTGCCACATCTTCAAATATGCATCGTGGGTGAAGCGGAACTTGCCGTCCTTGGACTGCAGGTCAGCCCAGATCCGGTTAGCCACGGGCAGCACCGCATCCGCGATGGCAGTCGGGTTGTGGTCGGCGTAGCAACGGGCAGGAATGTGCTGCCCCCAGATCTCCGCACTAGCCGATTTCAGGAAGTTGTTGACAGTTGCCTGTGCCATCCGAACCAGGTGCACCGGGTTGATGGTCCCGGTGTCCAGCAGCGCGGGCTTCACCTTCATCATCCGGGCCATCGCGTTGGCTCCCATGCGGCTCGCTGCCTGGTTGCCCGGAAGACGGTGACCGTACTGCTTGCCGACGGCCTGGTAGGCGTAACCGTGGGCAGTGGTCGAGTGGATCCAGTCGGGGAACCGGGACTGCGCCTCGATCTGCACGCTCTTGTTGAACGCGAGATAGATTCCGGGGCGTCGGGTCTGCATGGCAGCGAGCGCCACCAGGGTGGACGTCTTGCCTGTTCCGGCCAGCGCCTCAGCGACGACCTTGCTGCTCCCGTCGCGGACCGCGTCAACGATGGCCTGTTGCTGGTCGGTCAGCCGGTTCTTCAGGACAACGGCACCTGGGTCGCTCAACGGCATTTCGGCCTCCTCGGGGTGGGGTGCGGGTACCGGACTATTCTATACTATGGCTTGCCTCCTTGTCAACACCAGGTGCCGATGCGTCGTTGGTCGTCATCCAACACCTGTTGCACCATGGCAATCGCCCGATCGAGGTCGACGTGCAACTCCGGCTGGCAGTCCACCGAATCAAGCCTTAACTTGTCCTTGAGCTGCCACAGATCGCGCCTCAGCGCTGACAACCGACGCTGCGAATTGCTCATTTGGGCGGCCTCCCCTCATGCTCACTCTTCATGTCTACGTAGTATCCCTGCCCCTTGAGCCATTTCTGACACGGCCCCGTCTTAGCTCCACACACTGGGCACAGCCGGATCTTCTTGTTAAACGGCTTGATCGGTGCCCATCGTTGCGGCTTGGGCTGCGCCATCGCCGACCACCACTCTCACTCGTCCAGGCTTACCAACCTTGTTATTGGTACCCTTCCAGTGCTTGCACCCCGTGTCGGATGGAACCAACTCCCGGCACGCCCCGCACGGCCTATGCATCAACAACGCGCCCCCTCGGTCGTCTCATGCGCTGCCTCATCCGGCGGCGCTCCATCCGATCCTTGAAGTCCTGCGCGTAGGTCTCGCACCGGATCGCATCGGCCTGCGACTCGATCGACCAGGAAAAAACCCGGCGAATCTCGTACATCAAGCTGAGGCCCGGCGTCCGGTCGCCAGAGCAGATCCGGCTCACCATGGCGAGCGAACACCCCAACGCCTCGGCTGTCTCAGGCTGATTCACTGCTTGGCCTTCGGATACTGGCGCGTGAACCATCGCGCGTCTTCCAGGATGTCGTACGACTCAATCTGAACCTCGCGCCCGAACTCCCGCGCCTCATCGTAGGACTCGCCGTCAGCGATGGCCATCAACGTCGTCTTGTGCGACCAAGCCTCGTTTGCCCGGTTCATCAGACGCTCCTCGATGACCAGGGGGCGCAGTTCCATGTCGGTCAACGCACGGGTGGTCAGCTTCATGGCGTGGAAGACGGTGTGCCACAGGTCGGGTACGGCAACCCGCTCCACGCTGGAGTTGGAGATGTCACGCTCCAGCCACAGCGGGTCGGCTTCCAGCGCGGCAGCGTAGCCCCGGGCGAGCCGGGCCATCCCCCGAACCTGCTCCGCCTCGATCGGGTTGTTCTTGTGCGGCATCGCCGATGACCCGACGTGCTCACCGGCCCGAGGCCAGAACAGCTCGTCGCTGGAATTGAGAAGCCGCAGATCGTGGGCGACTTTGGAGCAAGCAGCGACCAGCGCGGCACAAGAAGAGGCCCACAGTGACAGAGCCGACCGAGGTAAGATCTGGGTCGCACCTGCCCCCATCGGAATCAACCCCAGCTCGATCGCCACCGTGGCCTCCACCTCGGGCGGGTTGTGGGCGAACGTGCCCATCGGGCCGGACAGCTTCATCACCTGCATCGCCCGGTTCTGTCGGCTGACCGCCTGCAGACCGTGCTCGATCTCGGCGATCCATCCGAACGCGCGCGCCCGGATGGAGGTCGGCTCCCCCGGCTGACCGTGAGTCAGACCCAGCATCGGCTGGTCCACCTCGGTCCACCGCAGGATCGCGGACAGCAGCTCCTGAGCACGATCGCGGTACTCGACGTGCAACCGCCGGAACCGCAGCGCCTGGGTGGTATCCACAAGGTCAGACGACGTCAGGCCGTAGTGCAGCCACTTCGCGTCGTCCTGGCCGCGCGCCATGCGCCAGTGTTTCAGGAACGCCGCCACGTCATGGTGGGTCTCGGTTCGTTCGAGGACCCGGATCCAGCTCGCCGTCTCCTCATCGCTGTGGCATTTCTCCAGCCAGCGCCAGAGCAGCCTGGCCTCTTCGGGGACCACACCGTTCTGGATCTGCGCGGCCAGCGCGGCGCGTTCGATGCCGAGCCACGCGTCGAACGTCCATTCGTCTGAGTAGAGTCGGTCGACCAGGGAATCGGAATATCGTGGGATCATGCCGCAGAGTCTAGCATGCCACTTGACAGCCAGGCAAGTGGCAGTATAAGATAGTCCCCATCGGCCGTCGCTGGGCGGTCGGTTCACCCCACATGGAGGATGCATGACGCACGTTACCGTAGTCGTCGGAGCACAGTTCGGCTCCGAAGGCAAGGGGGCCATCGCCGGTCACCTGGGCAAGGAGATGTTCGGCGACGACATCGCCGTGCGGGTTGCAGGCCCCAACGCCGGTCACACGGCTTACGATGCCAACCACCGGGAGTGGAAGCTCCGTGCTGTGCCGGTCGCTGCCGTGACCAGCTCGAACTGCCGGTTGCACATCGCGTCCGGGTCGGAGATCGACACCGAGGTCCTGATCGGCGAGATCCAAGACCTGGACGACGCGGGCTTCAACGTGAGCAGCCGTCTGACGATCAGCCCCGCAGCAACCATCCTGCACCCGAAGTACATCGGCGACGAGCAGTCGATGGGCCTGGTCGGGCGAATCGGCTCGACGGGCAAGGGCATCGGTGCCGCCCGTGCGGCCCGGATCATGCGCGAAGCCGACACCGCCATGTCGTCACCGACCCTGGCCCGGTGGTTGTTCGACGACTGCGGTTACGACATGGACTTCGGGACGTACGACAAGGTCGTGATCGAGGGCACCCAGGGTTACGGCCTCGGGCTGCACACCCCGTTCTACCCGACGGTGACCAGCAGCGACTGCCGAGCAGTGGACTTCCTCGCAATGTGCGGCATCAGCCCCTGGGCGGAGTGGATCGGCGAGTTGGACGTGATCCTGGTCGCACGAATCTACCCCATCCGGGTCGCCGGACCGTCCGGCCCGCTCAAGGGCGAGACGACCTGGGAAGACCTCGGCCTGCCGATCGAGCGGACCACGGTCACCCAGAAGGTCCGGCGGGTCGGAGAGTGGGACCAGGACCTCGTGATCGAAGCCATTGCCGCCAACGGCGGAGGCAACTTCAACCCCCGGGTTGGTATGGCCCTGACCATGCTGGATCAGAAGTTCCCCACGGTAAAGGACCGGACCACCCTCGACGACCCGCACGCCATGGAGTTCGTCGAGGACCTGGAGCAGCGCCTTGAAATCAACATCGATTACGTCGGCACCGGACCGGAGACGGTGGTGGACCTGTGAACCCGTTCATGGCCGACGGCACCACCACCCGGTGCCGCAAGACCATCAAAAACCCTCGCAATCTCAGCGTTCGTGTCCAGTGCGAGCGACCCAAGCGGCACAACGACACCGGCGACGAGCGCCACTACAATCGAACCGAACTACTCGCCTGGTACACCGATGGTAGGGCGGAGGAGCTGCCTGCCATCGCCGGACTCGCCTCCGACCCGCTCCCGCCCCACGCCTGGGCTGACCTGATCACCAACGCGGGGCAGATGTTCACCACTCCGCCGTTCCTACCTCCGACCCCCGCCGACCGGCTGGCCGACTGGTGGCGTGCCAAAGCCGAGAGCGAGATCGAGCAGACGGTCGCCAAGGCCGTTGAATACGGCTCGACGGACCTGGTCGATATCGGGACCAACCTCCTCCGGCTGACGGGACAGCAACCGACTACCGACGCGGTGGCAGCCGAACTGGGCATCTACTTCTACATCGAAGGCAAGCTGGCCCGCTGGCGGTCTGCGATCATGGAAGGTCGCCAGGTGTCGGAGGACACCATGCTCGACATCGGAATCTACGTCCGCATGGCCCAGCGCGTCCGGGAATCCGGCGGCTGGCCCGGCATCAAGGAGGAAACCGAATGACCACCGCTCATTTCGCTGAGGTCAGCGCACCCGATCGCTTCATCTCGATCACCCGAGCACGGCTGATCGCCCGCTACCGGATGCACACCATCCCCGGTCGACCCGAGGAGCTGGAGACCAACGCCGAGCCGAAATGCGTCGTCTCGTTTGCCTTCTCCGGCGGTGAGATGCGGATTCGCAAGCACGGCGGCCTGACCAACCGCGAGTGGGTCGACAGCCGCGACTTCCGCCTCCGCGACGGGTGGCTCAGTGAGGTCTACGAGTACCTCGACTCGTTCCTCGGCTACCTGCCAACCGGCACCCGCGAGGAGCGCCTCCAGGCCAAGGTACGCCCCACCGAGATTGCCAGCCGCGACGAACGCACGTCCACCGTGGTGCGCCCGCGACCGATCCGCGACAACCCGCAAGCCTGACAACTCCGGCCGCTCCGTTTCACGTGAAACGGGGCGCCACCACCTAGGAAGGTCTACCCTTGTTCGTCTACCTCGCCCACCCGATTGACCTGGCCGGTCACAGCTCCTGGCTCGGGTCCATGCTCGGCGACCTCAACACTCTGCTGGTTCAGGCTGGGATCGGCGCGTTCCGACCCGGCATGGCGTATCTCGCCAACACTAGCACCTCGGACCACGTCGAGCGCATCAACGACCTCAACAACATCGCCATCCACCAGGCCGACGCGTTAATCGCGGTCCTGCCGTCGGACGTGCCGACCTTGGGCACACCCGTCGAGATCGAGTTCGCCCTGTCCATGCGGAAGCCGGTCGTGATCTTCACCGACATCGGCCACTCGGTCCAGGTCGCTGCCTGGACGCGCCGGGGGGCGATGATCATGAACATGGCCGACCCCGAGTTCGTTTGGCCTGTACCCGAGACGTTCCAGTTCCTAATCGAATCGGCTCCCGGCCTCGCCGCCCACTTCCAGGAGGAAAAGCCTTGCCTGCCCATCGCCGTAGCCGCCCCGCCGGTATTGCAGGTACTCAAGGACGGGGCAGCGAACCTAACCACAGGCCGGTACCGGGGGGATGCGGGAATCGACCTGGCGATTTCGGGGGAGGAGCACATCCCAGCCGGAGAGTCCCGTTCCCTGCCCACCGGCGTTCACGTCGCCATCCCGGAGGGATACTTCGGTCTGATCACGGGCCGGTCGTCGACGTGGCGACAGTACCAGTGCCGGACCCAGCCGGGGGTCATCGACTCGGGCTACCGTGGGGAGTTGATAATCATGCTGAAGAACGAATCCCGCAATACGCAGTATTGGCAGGCCGGGACCCGGCTGGCGCAGCTTATTTTGCTGCCGGTTTTCGGGGGCGGGATCGAGACGGTCGACGAACTGCCGGAGCACGAGCGTGGGCTGAACGGCTACGGCAGCTCGGGACGCTGATCGGCCTGGAAGCGGCGATCCTGGCCGTTGCCGTCGGCTACACCGTCCTCATCTGGGCGGTACTCACGAAATGAGCGGAGCGATGAACCGAGAGAGCGCTCTCAAGACGGCTTTCGAGCTGGTCGAGAAGATGGGCAGCACCGAGGTGAACGGGCGTGGGTACAAGGTCGACGGGTACCGCCCGATGACCGGCCCGGAGCGCGCCGACGCAGTAGTCAAGCTCGCCGAGTTCCTGATGCTGCCGGAGCCGATGCCGGTTCCACGGGCTCGCCTGGAGGCACCGACGACGGTCCCCACCCTTTACGGCTGGCCGATTGACGGTAGCGCGGGCCCGCCGTCGCCTGCCCTGCGCCGCATAGCAAAGGAAAGGCTTTACCAGATCAGTCAAGACGACCGTCCGGTCCGGGTGGCCGAGATCGAGGCACTGAACGCCTTGATCGAGACGCCGGAGCCCCCCGAGACCCCGTAGATTCGCCGTCCCGCGTGTCCAGGGACAAACGAGCGGCCCCTGCCGGGTATGACGGCAGGGGCCGCTCTCGTGCGTCCGGCGTCAGCGCTCCCAGGGGCCGCGCAGGTGGGCGACGGCCACCAGCCCGAAGACCACGGAGAGCAGTATCGCGAGAGCGGACAGCCCGTTCTCCGGCACCGTCGCCAGGATCGCCAGCATGGCCGACGTCCACAGGAGGAACCAGCCGGTCCAGCGCTGCACGCGGTTCGGGTTCATGTCGTCTCCTCAGCTCTGCCGACGTGCGAGGTCGTCGAGGGTGATTCCGGCCCGGACAAGGATCCGGCAGGCCATCCGCAGTTTGAGTGGCTCGTTGGCAGGGAGACCGACCCGGCGGGTTCCCTCGGCGATGACCCAACGCGCCATCGACGTGCCGACCATCGACCGGTCCATCCGCTCGACCATTTCCTGAACTGCCGCCTCGATCTCCATAATACAATTTTACCATATGAAACCGCCCGGGAGGAATCCCCCCGGGCGGTGTGGTTTAGGTCACAGGTGGGGCAGGAATGCCAGGCCCTCCAGGTTGATGTGGGCGACCTCAGCGGCGCTGGTCTCAAAGAGGGTGATCGTGTCGAAGCCCTCAGCCTCGAAGGCACTCTGGATGTCCGCGTAAATGGTGTCGGGGTCAGGGCCGGTGTGCCAGAGGGCGACCGACTCCCGGTCGTCCGGAAAGTCCACCACGGCGATGCGTTCCATCTCGTCCTCCTCGTTCTTCAGTCGTTGATCTCGACGCGGATGGTGGTGACCATCCCATCCGGCATTGTCGCGTAGAAGAAACCGTCCCGTCCGACGTCGCTGGCGTTAACGTAGGTCACCGTCGCTCCGGCTGCCTTCATTGCCGCCACCAGGATCTCCGCCAGCGCCTTCGGGGTGGTTTCCATCTCGTCCTCTCCCGGGCGGTCCCCCCGCCCTCTAAATTCAATTTTACCAGGCCGGGAGGTTCGCCACAACCCCCCCCGGCCCGTGTGACCTGAATTACTTCCCGGCGAGCCGTTCGGCTGCCAGCCGAATGAGCTTGGCAACGGCGCTCTCGCCCGAGCCGGTCGCCTTGCCTCCGCTGGTCCGGAAGACCACGTTCTTGCCCTGGATCGGCGCTCCCTTGGTCCGGCCGTCGCCGGTTTTCGGGCTGGCCGCGTCGCGCTTCCTTGCCATTTTTGTCCTCCTCGGTTGATGGGCGGACCCCCCGCCCCGTTAATTCAATTTTATCAGACCGGAGGGTCCGCCACAACCCCCCGGGCACTTCACAGGAAACGCGACCGGACCACCTGGATCCCGATGCGCTCGACAGCGTTGGCTGCCGCCGGGTCGTCCCAGGACATCGTGTCCAGCGCCGCTTCGAACACGGGGTCGAGGTCACCCGCCAGCCCCATCACCGCGACGTGCTCCCCGAACCGGACATGGCCGTCCTGGATGTCCTGGTCGCCGTCGACGTCGTGGTTGAGCCGGTTCAGCATCGCCGCCAGCGCGTCCCGGACCTCGCTGGGCGACGCCGTCTTAGCCGGGATCCCCAGTCGGTTCGCTGCCTGGTTGATGTCCATCTCGTCCTCCTCGTCCTGGGCGGTCCCCCGCCCTACAATACAATTCTACTACACCGGAGCCCCGGGGGGAATCCCCCCGGGGCGGTCGATTCAGGCTAGCACCCGCGCCAGGGCGATCATCAGAGCCTTGGCCTCGGCGTTGCTGAGGGCGAACAGGAGGGGGGTTTCGCTGGTTGGGTACTGGACGGTGATCTCGACTTCCTCGCCGCTCATCTGGTAGACCCGGACGTTCTGCTCCTTGGCCTGGGTCCCGATTTCGTTCGCCATCTCGTCCTCCTCGTTGTGGGCGGTCCCCCCGCCCTCTAAATTCAATTTTACCAGACGGAGACGCCGGGGGGAATCCCCCCGGCGTGTGAAGTCCGTCACAGGACCGAGTACTTGCCCTCCGCCACCGTCTTGCTCCCGCCCAGCTTGCCCGCGTAAGTCGCCTCGCGGGTGTCCCGGTCGATCTGGGCGTCGTACTCCCACCGGCCAACCTTGATCCGGGCCTCGATCGGTGCCAGCTTCACGACCACCCCGGCGTCCTCGGCGAGCTTGCGCTCGGCGGTCTTAGCCGACTTGCGGGCGGCCTTAGTGGCGTCCGCGAGGGCCTTCTTGGCGACCCGACGACGGGCGGCGTCGATCAGGGCGACCACCTTGGCCTCAAAGGGCTCACTCACCCGGCGCGCCATCGACCGGGCGTCTCCGCTGATCGCGACGCCGCCCTCGACCACGCGGATCTCCTCGCCTGCCATCTCGGCCCGGACCAGGAACCCCGCCAGCTTGGCGTCGTGACCCTGGGCAAAAACCCGGGTGGTGACTTGGTCGCAGTCGGTGTCGTAGCTGACGGCGTTCTCGTTCTCGCCATCGAACTCGCCGAACTCGAAGGAGCGGCAGTAGCACGGGAGCTGCTTGGTGGTGATCTGCATTTGGGCCTTCTTCCGTCTGGGGCTCGTTTCCCTCGCCCTCTAAGAAGAATTCTACCGTATTGAACCCCCCGGCACAAGCCATCTCCGTGTGACGTACGCCACATTACTCGAGGTGACGGCCGGCATCACTCCTCGTGATCGATTTAGGCAAGCGCTTTCCCGTCGAAGCGCTTCGATTTCCTAGTGTCCTAGGAAGTTTACCCGTCCGCGTGCGCTGGGTCGCTGCCGGTGGTATGCTAATCGGACGGATCCACACCCCCTACTCGGGAGGCGACATGCCCACCGCACGCGACAACAAAACGAGCACGACCGACGACAGCAAGGCGAACACGACCGGCGGAGACAGCCCGGCGACCGTCGAGCAAACGACCCCGGGAACCCCCGGCCCCCTGCAGTCGGACGCGAACCCGACCGGGGCAGCGAACCACAGCACCGGCCCGGTCGGCACGCCTGAGGTCATCGAAGGGGCGGAGCACGTCCTCGGCGACGACCCCCGCCGTGTGGTCAACCAGGCCGGTTACCACGACGCGGTGTCGGGTCGCGCCATCACCGAGGACGGCCACTTCGTCGACGAGCCGGACCGCGCGCCGGTCGAGAAGCACCGCATCGTGGCGAACGACTGGGGCACCAGTCGCGAGCGCATCAACGACCCGGCGAAACGCGTCCAGTAGTAAACGACCACGTCACCGGGTACAGAGCGGCCCCCGTTTCACGTGAAACGGGGGCCGTTTTCTGTTCAGTCTTCGCAGACGTCCCATTCGCTCGCTGGGACGATCCGGCCGATGCCGTCCGACTGGGTGTGCTCAGTGACGACGATCGGGTCGGCCGCCCAGACGTTGTGCTGATCGAGGTAGTCACCAACCGCCAGGACACCCCGGTCGCCTGCGTAAACTATGTCGTCTTCGCGTTCGCGCGCCCCGCCCGGCTTGACCGACGTGTACTGGACCCGGAACTTCGTCATGCGTCCATTTTACCACATGGATCCGCCCCAGGGGGATTCCCCTGGGGCGGCCTGTTCGAACCGCATGGCGGTGTCGGCTCGATCAGCCTTCCAGGACGGTGTATCCGTCACCCTCGGCGCGAACCTGGGTCTCGCCCTTGCCGTCGACGAAGGTCACCCCGCCGTCCGCGTTCTTGGTGGCGACGTACTCCCACCGACCGGCCTTGATGCGAACCTGGCCCTCGGCCAGCGGCGCGACGTCGCCCGTGGTAGAACCGGCGACCACCTCGCCGGTGTTCTTCGCTTCGGCCTTCTTGGTCTCCTTGGCGGCGGCAGCCTGGGCCTTCTCGGCCTGTCGAGCGGCCTTCTTGGCCTCGCGCTCCTTGGCGGCGTCCTGCTTGGCCTGTTGCTTGGACTTCATGTTGGCGGTGGCCTTCTCCGCCTTGTTCCGCAGCGCCTCGCTGATGGAAGCGACGGCCTGCGCCGGGGTGTCGAACTTGGTGGCGTTGCCGTTGACGGTCTGCCGGATCGAGTAGCCGTCACGGTGGCCGTCGACCAGGAAGCTGACCAGCCGGGCGTCGTGGCCCTGGGCGAACGTGCCCTTGGTGTTGAGGCCGCACTCGGACTGGTAGGTCACCTCTTCCGGCTCCCCGTTGACCGTCTCGGTGCCGAACAGCTCGAAGGTCTGGCAGAGGCAGGGGTGGGGCTGGACAACCGGCTTCGGGGGCTTGGGAGCAGGGGTGGTTTCGGTGGGAGCGGAAGCCTCAGCGGGGGCCTCGGTGGCGATGTCGGTCATGTCTCGTCCTCCTGGACTCGGGGTGGTGCGCTGCGTTCTAGAGTAGTCTACCACATGACCCGCCGACGCCGTAACCCCTATTCGCGGGTCAAGACGTCGGCTGTCCGGGGGATTGACGGCGGGGTAACCAGCATGATGGGATGGTTATTGTCCGGGTCGACCGGACAGGACGAGAGGAGACACCCGACATGGACTGGCGACACGAGGCGGCCTGTCAAGACGAAGACCCCGAGCTGTTCTTCCCCGTGGGAACAACCGGCCCTGCCGAACTGCAAACCGAGGAGGCCAAGGCGGTGTGCAGCTTCTGCCCCGTCCGAACCGAGTGCCTGGCCTGGGCGTTCGACACCGGCCAGGACGCCGGGGTGTGGGGCGGTATGAGCGAAGCCGAGCGCCGGAAGGCTGTCCGCCAAGCCGGAGGTGTTCGCCGTGCGCTGGCTATGGCGTAACCTGAGGTCGCTACTCCCGCGCCGCCGGTTCAACCCGTGGCGATACGGCAGCGACCCACACACCAGCCCGTGGGACAACCGCATCAACGAAGACGAGCTGAAGGCCGTGATCGACTCCGGCGAGACCGACAGCATTAAGGGGCTTCCCCGTGGGCGGGATTAGGACTAAGCCGTTGGAGCTGGGTGCTCCTCTGTTCGCTGCCGACTACCCTCACGGGGTCCTGGGCGGTCAACCCAGCGCAGACGAGGTCGAGCGGGAGCTGATTCGGGCTCGGGTGGAGCTGATGCACGCTATCGCCCGCCACCGTAAGGCCTGGGCTAAGATGCGCAGGCACAGCGAAGAGGCTGCTAAACGCTCGCTCTGGGCGGAGTCCTACCCGCCGTTCAAGGAGGCCGTCAGTGACGTCCGGTGGTGGCGCGAGGAAATGGCCGCCCAGGCAGCCACGGTGACCGCGCTCGAAATGACGCTAAGGTCGAAGAGCCGTGGGACTCCATGACCGGACGGGGCTGGTGGGGATCAGGTTGTTCTCCCACGTCAGGCTCACCCACCCCCGTCACGCCTACTACGGGTCGACCGGCACCGTGGTCCGGATCGATCAAGCCAGACGGCGCGTGTGGGTGAACCTGCCCAGCGGCACCATCGTTGCCGCCAACCACCGATCCGTCGAAGTCCTTGTTCCGCGAGCCGAGCGGTGATAGAATGGAATTAGACAGGGCGGAAGCTGCCCAACGGACGAGGGAGACCCAAATGAGAGCCGACGCGCGGGGCATCGTCAAGATCCAGCTGAAGGTCCCGGTCCCGGGGCTGCCCCCGACGGTCCTGGTCAGCGCACCCCGCATGCTCCGTGGGGTGGACTTCCTGGAGATCCACCACCAGACCGTCCACTCCTAAACACAAGACGGCCCCCGTTTCACGTGAAACGGGGGCCGGTTGCTATTCAGGGTCAGGTGCAGTTAGCCCCGCCGACGGTGTTGCCGGTCGGGCCGAACGCCAGACCACCGGCGTTGATGTAGCGTGCGTTGCCAGCGGGCTGTCCCGCCAGGATCGCCGCGCCATACTTGCCCGGAGCCGGGGTGGTCATCTCCGAGTTGATGTACCCGCCGGTCGAATCCACGTACGGCACGAAGTTCACCGAGGTGTTGGCCACACCGGTGAGTGTCATGTCCGCGAACCGCATGCCGGTGCCGGAGACCGAAGTCGCCAGCGACGCACCCTGGTCCGAGCACGGGTAACCGTCGTTGTTCGGCGAGCCGCCAGCGTTGTACTGGGTGGCCGTCTCGTTGAAAATCTGCACGAAGTCGGACTGCGTGAACGACGCGCCCGAGGAGGTCCACAGCGACGCCGGGAATTCGCCCAGCCACTGGCCCGCCGTAGAGTCACCGTAGCACAAGTCCGCCCACAGCATCCACGCGCCGGTAGTCGTGTTCTTCGCGATCGAGAATCGCTCGTTCTTGCTGGCCGGGAGCGTGCAGCCAGTCGTTTCGGTGGTGCCGGTCAGCGTGTCGCCCATGTTCAGGTTGCTGCCCGCGTAGTCCACGAACCCGACGTTGTAGTTCGACGCACCCACGCCGTTCACCCAGTAGAACGAGGCGAGGCAGGTCGCGCTCGACGGGCACCACGAACCGTGACCCCAGATCAGCTCGACGATGTTGTCGCTGTTGTCCTGCACCGAGATCTCGGTGAGGTTGTGGTAGTCGTACGTGTCCCAGTAGTTGTCGCGAACCTTCATGCCAGCGGTGAAGCCGGTGGAGACGATTCCCTGACGAGCACCGGTGTACGCCCGGACGACCATGGAGGAAGGCGGCGTGAGAGCGGTCTTCCTCTGGTGAGAAACAAGGAACGGGAAGTCCTTGGCCACCTGGGTGCTGTGAGGCGACACGGCGGGCTTCTTGTCCCAGTCCGGAACGGAAGCGGACGCGGGAGCCGAAACCAGCCCCAGCCCGACGATGGTCGCGGCGAGCGCAGCCAGCATCTTCTTGAACACTAAAACCTCCTGATGGGGTGTACCATGAGAGAGTATTGTACCATACGGTAGCGCCCCCCGGTGGCGACGGGTCCCGGGGGGCGCTCCGTGCCGACTCGTCCGCCTATCTGTGGGGTCAGAGGACGAATCGGCGTGGCTGGCCCGGTGCGTCAGGGCGGGGGCACCCCCAGGCGCGGCCCCGGGCCAGCATGACGGCGAATCAGGAGGGCTTGTTGGCCGGGCTCATGAACACCACGATGAAACCGCCGACGAAGCCGACCACGACCGAGCCGACGAAGCCCGCGATCTCACCTGAGATCGAACCGTCCTTGCCCCAGGCATACGACGAGGCACCGACCACGGCACCCGCAACTCCACCCGCCCACGCCTTGCTGAACTTACCCATCTCGTCCCTACTTTCGTGGTGGTTGACACCCGGAGGCCGTGTAGAACTCCAGGTTGGTCTTGCGTAGATTCTTACCAGCAGCCGACATGGGGGGTGTTTCGTCCCACACGTCGAGCTGCGCTGAGAAGAACGCGCAAACGAGCAAACGGCTCTGCTCGCGCGCCTCCGCCTTGGCTTGCTCCTGACGAGCCACAGCCACTGCCGTGTTGTGTTCTGCGATCTTAACAGATGCGGTGATCGACAAGACCGGCCCCAGGGTGGAACCAAGGACCAAGATGACCACCGCATACAGGGGGAGGTGTACAGGCCGCTTCGGCATCAACCAACCAACGCCTTCACGACGACGAACCCGCCGACGGCGAGGCTGCTCCCGCCTGAGGCGAGGAGGACGACTCGCCGGTACCAGTGCGGCGAGCGGCCAGAGCGTCGACCAGCGCCTGCGCCCCCACCGCTGCTGAAGGCACTCCGACGATTCCAGCTGCTAGGATGAGAACCGACTCCCGCAGTTCGGTACGCTGGACCTCCATGAAAATGAGAGCCCACCCGCCCAGGAACGACAGCACGTCCCGGATCAAAGTCCATGCTCCCGGCAGCCGTGACCGGCCGGTGACTCGCTCGTCGCTCACTCATATCCGTCCTAAGGGGAACTCGTCCAGCGGGGGCAGGGGGCACTCCGCAGTATACCCTGCCCAGTTCCAGCCTACTTCTTGGCGGTCGCGGGGGCCGGGTTCTCAGTCTGGCGGTCCCCCCAGTAGTCGAGAACGTGCTTACCCGCAGCGGCGTTGGCGGCGTCGGCGGCCAGATTGTGCGCGGCCGTATCCGACCAACCCGGATCCTGCGACTGTCGCAGCTGTCGAGCCGCATCCTGCACGGCTTTGTTCGCTGCCGCCGTCGTCGTGTTGGCGATGTAGTCTTTGTCCGCTTGAGTCAGTGCCACGAGAATATCCTCCAGATGCCAGGAGGCCGTTGAAGCCTCCAACGATGTGGTGTACGACGCACTGAAGTGCGCGTGCTCGGTGTGCGGCGACGTGCCGGTGTAGGTCTTCTGCACCCAGTCGGACGATGCCGACCAGATGCGACGGTTGTAAATGATGTAGCGAAGACGCTTCTCGGCACCGGAGCGGCAGCGACCCAACAAGAACTGGACCACCTTCTCCATCGTCAAGTCGGACTCGTTGAGGTTGTTGTCCACGTCGATCGCGTGGACCTCGTTGACGCCGTCCGCGTCATGGATCGGCACACTACCAGTCTCGTCCGGGTTGTGGTCAGAGACTTCCTGTGAGTGTGCGGTGTCGCCGATGCTGCCGTCGCTCGCCTTGTCTCGGCCCGGGGCGATCCGATCGAACTCCGCGAACAGGGACTTGAGAGCTGGAATTAGCACCCAACTTGCCATGCCTCGTCCTCCTTAGATTACCCGGTCCACCGTGATGATCCGGGGCTGCGAGACCGCACCCCGCAACACGATGTTCCCGGTGCCGCTCTGTCGCTGAGCGGTGATGCTGAAGCTCCGGTTGCCGGTGGTTACCTCGGTCCACTCCGTCATGAGATAGACCGAGAAAACACCCGTGCTGGCCTGCCTCACCGAGGAATACTGGTACTGACCACCGGCGGTGGTGCTTCCCTCCCGCATTCTGATCAGGAACTCGTCGTTGGCGACCGAGAGCGACCAGGGGATGTAGGCTTCGAGCCGGTAGGTCCGCCCCGCGATGGACGGCCAGACCACCGTGTCGACCACCGTCTCGACAGTGTTGATCGCCCCCGAGTTGAAGGTAGCGTTGTAGGTCGCGATCCGACCGAATCCGTTAAGATCGTCCTCGTCGACGATCTGCCCTGCACCTGTTGGCACCTGCGCCCCCTCTTAAAGTGCTACTCGCCACGGGTCGGCTACCGTGATGCTGGCCCCCGCCGTTAGGGTCTTAGTCACGCCGTACACCGGAGCCTGCTCCACCGTCAACGTCTGCGGGCTGGCTGCGCTTGACCCGAGGTGCATCAGCCGAGCATCCACGAAGTTGACTTTCTCCCCCGAGGCTAGCACAGCGTACGGCACCACCTCGGCGTAGGATGCTGAAGCGGGGGCCGTACCGGTTTTAGCGTAGTGCACCCAGCCGTTCGCTGCCGTCTGGGTGGCGGTCGACCCGCCGATAGACCCGAGCAACGTGCCCGTCGAGCTGTACCAGTTCAAGTTAACACCACAGTCGGCCGAGGTGTTGGTGACCCTCAACCATGTGCTGGCTTGATACACCTGGCCGGGGGTGATGGTGCCGACAGCCGACGGGTTCTTAGCGACCAGCGTGGCCGACCCGCCGCTGGTATTGGCGACCCGCCCGGTAGCTTGCCCGTCATACCGACCGGTGTTGAGTGACCTGTCCCAGATTAGGGTGCCGCCGGTTGCGGTCCACCCGGTGATCCCGGTCTTTAGGAACGGGTTCGAGTTGATCAAGTTGCCAGTTGCTACCACCCGGAGACGGCAACCCTGGATCATGATGTCGAACGGGAAAGACTCGGGGCTATCCTGGACGGTCACCCACAAGGCACCTCCGGCGGCAGTAATCGACTGCAGCTTGGTGTCAGTACCGGCGATGAAGCTGCTCTGCAGGGTCTGGCGGTAGGTCTGGGCTCGAGTCGAGTAACCAACCACACCGACTCGCAGCATGTCGCCCGGCTGAGTGACGAACGACAGCGTGTAGTCGTATTGGTCGATCGTTTCTTCATACGACCGGATCCACTGGTAAGTCGGCTCCCTGCTGACCTCGCGATTGGTGACCTTCAGCAGATCGCCGATGTCGCATGACAGGAGAGCCATCGCCAGCTTGGGATCAGAATCGTAGCATTCCGAGTTGAGGTTAGCCATCATGTTCGGATACCGGATCACGTCGAGCGTGCCCCGAGATCGTTTCCAGTCAGCGACAGCCTGGAGCAGGTCATCCGACCGATAATTCAGCGAGGACGCCTCGTCGTAAACTCCGACGCCACTGGCATCCACCTCCGGCTCGTTGACGTTCAGCGGCCCGGTAAGCTGGACCGACCTAGCAAACCCGCCCTCCGGCCGAGACACGGTGATGTCGTTGCGGGTGAGCTGATCGTCATCGACCGGCTCCAGCGGTTCGGTCAGATGGCCGAGGTCGATATCCAGTTCGACCGGCCGCTGGTTCCACATCGCATCCCGAGTGTGCAGGTTAATCGCAAAGTCATCTCGTTCCTCGTACATGTCCGAGTAGTCGAGCTGCGCGGCTTCCTGCATCAAATCTAGGGCCTTGGACGGCGTCTGCGCGCCCAGTTCCTTAGAGCCGGTCGTGACGCCGATGGTCGAGTGCGGGATGAACTGGCTGTCGGCAATCCGCTCCCACCGAACAATCGCCTCTTCACCGATGTAGGCGTACGCCGCCCTCGCGAAAGCCGACGTCACGAACGGGAGGTCGCCCGGGTAGTGGAACGACTGAGTGACCTGCATGTTGCCCGCAGCGGTGTGCACCGAGCTACTCTGATACGTCGCCCGAGAGAAAATGCCCGCGCTCCCGGCGAAAGTACCGTTACAGGTCAGAAACACCGTGCTACCAGGGCGATGGTAGTTCCACGCCCAGGAGACCGTGCCGCCGGAGTCGTAGACGTACAAGTTGGCAGCGAGCCAACACCCGTACGGCAGGTCGGCGGTCCCGTTGTACATTGCCGCGACGCTGGACGACAGCAGCACATCGGTCCGGGTGCGAGCCTCCACCCGAACACCCCGGTCCGGCTGGTGGTAGATCAGGAAATACGCCGCCGTGCCGGACGTCTCCACCTTGTACATCAGAATGTCAGACGCCGGAGCGTTCGGTATCCTGATGAAGTTCAGGTAGCTCCACACCCCGGCAGCGGCACCGGGAGCCGCGCCGACCTGCAAAAACGACGTGTCCTGGTCAAAGTCGGCGTATCCTGCGATGCCGGGCAGCGCCAACGTGCCAGTAGTGTCGGGGGCCGCCAACGTGAGATTGCGGGCGATCGGCACCGGAGCACCGGCCACCAAATTCGGCACCGAGATCGCTCCGGACTCGAACGCCTCCAACGGTGCCCAGGTTTTGGAAGCCGTGTAGCCCTTGAGATACAGAGTGGTCGACGACTCCAACGCCTTGCGTCCCTGCCCGAGCCGCCGAGTGATCCCCTTGGCGGTGATCGGTGCCCATTGATCTTGGCGGCTCAGATCCCAACGGGGTGGGAGCTGGGTGATCTCGGCGTGAGCACGCCAGACGTTAACCTGGATCGAGTCGAACGTGACCACCGCGCTGCCGCCCTGCGCGTACAAACCAACCATGCCGACCTTAGGCGGGAAGACCTTCCCGCTGTCCTGGTTGGTGCGCGCCTGCCGCACTCCCCACGTTGACGGCTCGGCCGTCCCGTCTTTCCACCACTTCACCCGTCGGCGGATGCCGTTGATCTGCGCCTTCATCCACCAGTAATCACCGGCGACGATGCTCGTGCCCAGCGAGACCGAAGAGGCAAGCGCCCCGCCGTCGTGGGTCAACGTCCCCAGCCGGAGCAGGTCGGGCGACCCGGGCGTGATATAGGCGGTGTATGCATCGAACAGGGTGGTCTCGACCAGCGCCAGGTCGTCGACGAACAGGAGCGTCCCGTTGGCCGGGCTGCTTCCCACGGTCGGCCCGTACTGCGCATAGTAGGCGGTGTCGGGAGCGGTCGAGTCCACTTCGATCAGTGTCCAGGTGTTCGCTGCTACGGCCACTCCGCTGGTGCCGGACGAAATGAGGTTAAGGTTCTGGTCATACCAGTCGATCACCCCAGTGATGGTGCGGGCGACCGAGCACCGGACCCACATCACCCCCCGGTAGGCCCTGCCGGGGGTGACCAGGACCGAGGCTCCTCGGGTGGTGGTCTGTGCTGGGGACCCGGAGGTGGTGAGCAGAGCGGATTGGGTACCCGCGTGGACTTGGACTGACGAGATGGCGATGGTGCCACCTCCTGCCGTCCAGGAACCGAGACCGGACTCCCAGTCCTGCTCGTCGAGCGCCGGGTCATCAAGCCGGAGCATGATCCCGAACTCCGAGGTCAGGTTGCTCACCTTGACCTTGGTAATTACCTCGACATCTCCGTATGTGCCGAACGTGGCCGCTGAGATTCCGGCACCAGCGGCAATCGTGGCCGTGCCGCCGGACATGTCAAACCGGGATCCAGCCCCCGTAATCCGCCACTTCTCGCCAAGGATGGTTTTGTTCTCGGAGTCGGTCCAACTCGGTAGACGCCCCCAGTTGTCGACTTCTGTGTGGATGAAGTCGTCCTGCCGCCGGGACAGCGCAAACCTAACAGGGGTGTTCCGGCCAAGCTTACCGTAATTAACCGACAGCTCGTTCTTCGGGCTATACTTACCACCGGTGTTGTCCAGGACAAACGAAACCTCGGTGGGGTCGGCAATGCTGCCCTCGTTCGGTACCCCTCGGGTGATCCGGATCCCTCCACCCGAGTGAGCGCTGCTCAGCCGGACGTCGGCGGTAATATCGGTCCACACCCCGCCGATCAGCATCTCGACAACCGGCGTTACCGGCGTAATCCCCGTCATGCTGGCGTCAGCACCTTCACCACGTCGCCCCCCTGGTCCCGGATGGCCTCCCGCAGCAGCTCAACCAGGAAACGCGAGGTCCTGCTGCCGTCGCCCTTGATGGTGAGGGTAGCACCCCCGTCGTTACCGCCACCTCGGAATGGCGTGACCTTCGCGGCTGGGGTGACCGTCTCCCGGCGGTGGATGTATGCCAAGCCCTCCTCGGTAACCGTGCCGCCCCGAGCAAGGTACGGGATGCGCGGCACCCCGACGTTAACACCCGGCACCGAGATGCCCGCGAACGAGAACCCGGGGATCCCGAAGTGCAGGCTGTTCCACCCGCCAATGATCCGGTTGAGGAACCCTCGGAAGCCGTTCCACAGGGGGGCAAACATGTTGGACAGCTGCGACCGAATCTTGCCCGGGATGCCCTTAATAAAGTTGACCACTGACGTAAACTTGGCCACGATCAAATCCTTGGCGATGCCCGCTGCCGCAGACCACAGGCGGAACTTAGCCTTGACGTCGTTGATGGCCGACGAGATGTGGTTTTTGATTCCGTTGAACGCCGCCACGATCTTGTTCCACAGCGCAACGAAGAAATTAGCAAACGGTCCGGCAAACCACGCGCCTACGCCCTTCATGAACCCCCAGACGTGCTCCCAGATGGTCTGGAAGAACCTGGTCTTAGTGGCCACCAACACGATGATCGCGATCAGCGCGGCGATGGCCAGGACGATCCAGGTGATCGGCGACGCAAGCAGGGAGCTGTTCATCGCCCACTGGGCTGCCGTCGCGATTGCCGACCCGAGAGCGTAAATCCTCATCGCCGCGTTGAACGCGATGAACCCGGCGACCAGCGCGGTAAGGACATTCGGCGGGATCGCTTGGACCAGACTGGCCAGGCCAGACGCGATGGCCAACGAGAGCGGGGCAAGCGGGCTGACCGCCTGGGCAATGTGGATAGCTGCCGACGCGATGTTCTGCAGGGTCGAGAACACCCTGGGGCCGTTAGTGCTGATGTACGACATCAGCTTGTTGACACCCTGATTCCGGTCGGTGGCCGACGCCCACTCCGACCACCGGCGGGTGACCCGCTCGATCCACTCAAGGATGCCCTGACCCTGAACCGCACCGAACTTCCCAGCCATCTTGCCGACGGCCGAGCTGACGTTGATGATGATCGAGGTGAGGGTCTGCAACGCCGGACCGGCCCGCGCCGATAGCCGCTCGATGAACCCGCCAGCTACCAGACCCTGGACCCGCCCGAACAGCCGGTTGGCTGCGCTGGCTGCCATGTCGAAGAACGGCTGGAGCTTGCCGATGACCTGGCCGATCAGCTTGTACCCGCTGGCCATCAGATTAAACGTCGCGGGCTTGTTGTGATCGACGAAATCCTGCCAGTCATTCTTCATCCCGATGAACGCCGTGGTGGCGTTGCGGGTCTCGGGCGGCAGGCTGGCGAGCCGGGCCTTAAGTTCCATGGCCGCATCAGCTTGCTTTTTCAGATACTTCGAGTTGTCCTCACCGGCGGCAGCCGCCAGCTTGGCTTCGCGGCCGTAGAGCTGGATCTTATCGTTCAGGTCGGTAACCTTGGTGGCCTGCTCACCGACCTCGGTCATGGCGCTCTTGACCACAGCCCCGAACACCCCGGCAGCGACCCCCGCACTGGCCAACACGGTGCCCAAGCTGACGACCGACGACGCGCCGACGGCCAGCATGGGCAGCAACGCCGGACCGAGGGCAACACCCATCGTCTTGCCGACCGACGAGGCTCGAGCCTCAAGCTTGTTGAGGACGGCAGTGGTCTTGTCCCTGGCAATGATGTTCCAGATCAAGCTAGTATCTGCCATCCCCAACCGCCTGTTCTACTTCGCTGCCTCAGCCCTGATGGCCTCGACTGCCGCTACCGCCTCTGCCCACTCCACCATCGTCAGCTCGTCTTGATCGCGAGGCGAGATGTGCAGGTGGTGCGCCACATCCAACCAGTACTCCCGGGTTTCCCGGGTTATTGCGGTTTTGGGAGCCCTTCGACTCCCTCCAACTCCAGCTTCTTGCCGTCGATGCGGACACCAGACGGGTCGCGCCCCTCACGAACCATCGCGTCCCGCATGTCCTCTTCAAACTGGGCCTCGAACGCTTCCCGTTCGTCAGCGGAGAGCCGCATGCGCTGGACCTTCTTCCACAGGTCGCGCAGTTCGGTCACGCCCATCTGTACGGTCAGCTGCCGAACCCGGAAGTCCGGGATGTCCTCGAACTTGATGTTGCTGTGGACCTGTAGCAGCATATACCACAGCAACACCGTTCGAGCCTGGATCTGGCCGCCCATCAACCCGGCGAGCCATTGGTCATACGACCCGCCGTAGTGCTTCTCGATCAGGGTCGCCTGCTTGCGCGTGACGTCACCCGAGTCGAACTGCCAGGTCTGCTTGTCCTCACCCGATTCCGGGTCCCACTCCACATGCATGTCTCGTCCTTAAGCGTGTGGTCAGCCGTGTGCTGACCGTGCGATCGTATCAGCAGTATCCTCCAACGCCGCACGCACCTCGCGACCGATCTCACGTCGCTTACCCTTGACCGGCTCATCGAACCAGCCCGATGGCTTGACCTGCTGGTGGACGACCTCACCGCCGAGAGTCTGGGGCGACCAACCCTCTTCCCGGTTCAGCATGCGACCAGCCATGGGGAAGTTGCGCGGCATCCCCCGGCTTCGCTGGATAATCTGGATTCCGGCATCTCTCCCGGACCAGCGGGTCGCTGCCCTGGTCTGCCTCGCCACCGCCTGCCGGAGCGACTGCCCCGAGTGCCCTTTGGACGGCAGCCGCAGGACCCTTGCCCGCTGGTCCTGCACCAGCGGGTTCATGATCACCCGGAGACGCTTGGAGACATTGCGCTTGAGCAGCTTCCCGTCCGATGCCTTGGCGAGGCCTTTGCGCATCTCGCGCATGACGTCGCCCAGGTCGTTGTTAACCCCGATCACCATGCTCGCCCCGCGAAGTATGGCACGCTCGCCTCCCAGGCTTCCTCGAACGTTTGGCATTCAACGGAGGTCTTCCGGCCGATCACCAGCCATACTGCCCCTCGTCGGACGATCCGCACCGCCACACGACCCATCTCCCGTGTCCTCCCGCGAACTCGTGTGCCCCGGCTGGTATGACCGTGCCCCCAGGACCATGGGGGGAGTCCCGGGGGCACGGAGACGGTGAATCAGGTGGAGGTCGCCCGGACCAGCGGCCCCGAACCCGGGAACGACACGTCGACCTCACCGACGTCACCAACGGCACCGGAGATCGGAGTCCAGCCGTTCATCACGAACTTACCCGAGTACTGCGGGTTGGACGAGGTTACGGCGGACTGCATGGCGCGACCGGCGAACGTGACAACGCCACGCCGGAGCGCCCACATGATCTCGTCGATCTTGCCCGCATCGTAGTCCTGGTTGAACGTGATGCCGATCTCGAACGACTCCAGGCCGCCCTTGTTCTCCTCCGCCCCACCGGACCGGAAGTTGGTGGTCTTCTTGGTCTCGAACGTGTCCTTGAACTCGATCTTTTTGATCCACTCGGACAGGTCGTTGTTCGCGCAACTAAACGTGGCGTCGAGCAGAACAATCGGATTGTTTGCCATGCGGTACCTTCCTCTACTCGATGCCGAGCGCTACTAGGAACAGAAAACTCGGGGTCGTACCGGAAATCGTGTACGAGACGCGCCAGTACTGGTCAGTGATGGCCGTCCCGTCCGTTCTCAGCGCCTCGCCACCGGCAGTGGTCTTGGCAGCGAACGAGAGCCGGTCAGTGGGAGAAGCGAAACCGACCGCCGCAGCCGACTGCACCTTGACCGTGATGCTCGGGGTGGTACCGGTTGCCGACAGGACATGCAGGTTTGCGTACATCCGCTTGTTGACCGGAACCGCTCCGATCTGCAGGATGGTCCCGGTGCCGGTCGCGGTCCGGGGCACCCCCGACGGGTGTGCACATTTACCCCGAGCCAGCGCCCAGGTGGACTTACCGGACATCGACCAGGAGTCAACGTCGCCCACCGCACCACCGAACGACGAATCGACTCGCAGAACCTTGTTCAGGTACATCAACGAGCCTGCCGCAAGGTCGGAGTCGCCGAACGGGGCAGCGGTCCAAGGGTCGAGGGTCCGGCGGGTCGCCCAGAACAGGTCATCCGGCTTACTCGGGTCCCCAGCCTCGTAGTTACCCTCAGCCGACCACTCGGTGCCGAACAGACCAGCCTTGTTCTCCTCAGCTCCGCCCGACCGCCAGTTCGTGACCTTCTTGACCTCGGCCGTTTCCTTGATGTCGATCTTGTTGCCAGCGCCGGACAGGTCGGCCCCCGCGACAAACATCCGCGCGTCGAGCAAAACAATCGGGTTGTTGCTCATGCCGCTCCTGTCATCCAGACGTCAATCTCGGTCCCGTAGAACTTGGCCTCGCCCACGTTAAACACCCGGTTGCCTCGGGCCGACACGACCTTGATCCCGGACCAGGGGAACTCGGTGTGCCTGTTGTTGGTCTCCTGGATCGCCTGGATCAGTGAATCCTCGCCCGAACCGGCCATGTACTCGCGCATCTTGCGGATGGCGTGCTTGTCGTCCGACCTAGCAACCAGCAGACGCAGCGTAACGGTCGCCGAGTCGACCCCCATCCGGGAGCCGTCCGACCCACGACGGTTCATCACCTGGTTGGGCTGAATGTCGATCTCACCAACATAGATCGCCTTGTTGGGCAGGTCGTCCGGGACGTAGTCCAACGCGTTGAGCCCGAGGCCCTCGGCGATGGCCTCAAGCTTGAGTGCTGCCACATTCCAGTCCATCAGCCGATTCCCGCCCTCATGTATCCGCCGTCTTTCAAGATGCCCAGCACGTCGGGGTCAAGGCGGGGGACGCGGGATAGGCCCCACTCCGCCGACCCGGCGATACCCTCAGGGCTTCCCTTGCGCCGGTAGTACCGGTGCGATTGCATCTGATGTGCCCACTTGATGTCAGGCTGGACTAGCGGCCATCCCCAGATGGCCTGAATATCTAAGGTTCCACCTGCGTTGGGCGCATAGTAGGCCGGGATTTTGATCGAATCGATCGGCTTGCCCTCCGCCAGCCGATCGATGTCGATCAGGCTGGCCGACCCATAGCCTGCCACGGAGAACCCGGTGGCCGACGCAATACCATCACGAAGCAGGAGCTTGCAGTAGGAGTATCCAGCACGGCGAACGGGGACCACCTTGCCGACAGTCTCCACTGTCCGGGTCACGGGGGTGACGGTATTCCAGAAGGTCGGCCATCCCGAACGAGTCTCGATCGCTCGCCTCGCACCGTTAAGGCACGTGGTGATCCAGTCGTCTTCCTCGTTCGACGTGATGCCCAGGACACCCTTGAATTCGGCCAGGGAGTTGTACGGGTCCCCGATCGCCATGCTGTCACCCCCCTACGCTCGACAGTAGCTTAGCATCTGCCTCTAGGCCGTCAGCCATCCATCGCTGGAACGCCAAGCCGTCTCGCTCGTACTGTTGAGTCCGGTTGACCCGCTCGTACTGGGCATCCATCTTGCCTTTACCGGCGAACGGGTGCCGATGCTCGATGAGAATTCGCTCATCGTAGTTGAGCGAGCCGGTCTTCTTGCCAAGCTCCATGACCGAGTTATCGCAGTACATGTGCTGGACGGGAGCCGGAACCATCCTCCCGCCGAGCGCCCGGACGATCCGAGAATCCATCGACCACCACGTCGGCAGCTTCTGGTCCTGGAAACCGTCCGGCCCGTACCAGATCGAGTTCGGCCTGCGCATGTGGTGCTGGACCAACATGTGCGCCCACATCGGCGTGATCGGCACGTGATCATCGCCCATGAAGGCAATCGCCGTGTAAGCTTCGTTCTTGGCTGCCAGCTGGGCCATGAAATTGAGCTTCGGGACCAGCGGTTGCCACTCGGGGAGCAACCCAACCTTCACCTGGGGGTTGGACCGCGCGATCTCGACGTACGCCGGGTATTGCGCGTCATCGACATCGACACCGAAAATCAAATCAGCCGCACCGAACGCTCCGGTTGCCCACCAAGCATCGATCACCGGTCGCATGTTGTGCGGGCGACTCCGCGTCGGCACCAGAACCGCAAGCCTAGTCACTGTTCCTCCACCATCCAACCGGCGAGTGTGAGACCGGGGTTAGGCCTTCCAGCAGCTCGTCGCGCCAGAAGCCCACCGACATGAGTGCTTCGGCGGTCTCCTGGATCGCGACGAGCGGCCCGCCCATTTCCGGGATTCGCGCCCCACCGACTCGAGCCTTGTCGGGTGCCCACATGTCGAAGCAGGCGTCCTCGATGACCAAATAGCAGCCGGGGGTCACAAACGACAGCCAGTAGTAAATCTCGTTGATGACGTGCGGCGTGTGGTGATCCGAATCCAGCGAGACCATCACCCGCTTGCCCTTGGCAAGCTCGTGGATCTTGACGAGGTCGGCCTGCGGCACGTTGACCGAGCTGTATCCACCGAAGTAGTGGATGTCGGCGTCGGATGCCCTGCGCCGGGCGGCTTGACCAGCCCCACCGATCAGATCGACAGTGACAACCTGAAGGCCCTGATCGGCGAACCACAGAGCGGATCCGCCTTCCCTGGTTCCGGTTTCGATGACCAGATCCGGTTGAGTCTCTTCGATCAGCTGGCTGTAGCGGTCGAGGTCGTCCTGCGACTTCTGGCACTCGACCATGCGGACGTCCTGGTGGAAGGTGCCCTTGACAAAAGTGTCCCAGGTTTTGGCGCTATCCCAGGACGGAAGCGGGTGAAGATCAAGCATCTTTCTTGTCGCCTCCCGTCCAGCGGTCGCTGCCTGGGTGGTTCAGGCCGTCCACGCCGTCCATCATCTTCTGCATCGGCTCGTGGTCCGGCATCGTGTAGTCGGACTCCGAAAGCCAGAACGACTTGTGGTGCGAGACTTGGACGCCGGTGTGAACGTAGATCGGCTTGCCCACGATGCCGAGCCGGTAGCAAAACGACAGGTCCTCGCTCACCTGCGCCCCGTCCTCATACGAAACGAAATCGTACCAGGCGTCACCGAACTTGTCCCGGACCGCTTCCAGCGCTGATCGGTGCATCAAGATGAACGCCGCACCGGTGCCCGCAACCGGAACCATCGCATCCGGCGGGTAGCGGAATCGGTTGGCGAACCCCATCCCCTGCTTCGGGTTCTTAGCCCACATGAACAGGGTGGGGACCGGCATCACCCGCATGCCCCCCCGGCCATCCGAACCGACGTGCTTCAGTGCGAAGCAGAGTCCGCCGACCACCGGCCGTTCCTCCGGGTCGGCAGCGAGCAGAAGACGCTCCATCGCCTCAGGCGAGAAACCCATGTCGGTGTCGACGAAGAACAACCACTCAGCGTCGGTCTGGTCGAGGAAATGCTGAACGGCCAGATTGCGGCCCTCAACCAGCGAATTGGGGCCGGAGCAGAACACGGCGAACGGCGCATTCTCGATGACATTGAGGCCGACAGACTTGTCGTAGGCGATCATGTTCATCAAGCTCTGGTGCCAGGAGTGCGACACCTGCCCGCCGTGCATGTACGCGATCTGCACGGATGACGCGGAGATGCCCTCCCCCGGTCCTCCCGCGACCTCGGAGCCGCCGCCCGGTACGGCGTGGGGGGTGGCACCCGTCTCGTCCACCGGAGCCACTCCCGTCACTGACCCGAAACCCGTCGGACTCGGCCGCCGCCGGGGCCGGTCTGCATGGTCGACTCGACCACACGAGGATTGGGGGTTTGGGCTGTCTGGCCGACGCCGTCCTCGATATCTCGGAACAGCTCGGGGCGCTCGGCGACGATCGGGTGGTTGTCGTCCACCGTCTGGCCCTCGCGCAGGGTGAGCTGACCACCCGAATAGGCGATCACCCCAGTAAGATTACTGAGCTTCATTGTTGACCCTCCCAGGTCGTCTCGTCCTTGGCTCCCCCGGCGATCCGTCAATTGGTAGGGCGTATCGCCGAGGGCAATACCCATCCTACCCCACCGCCCCCGGACTCCAGGGGACGAGGCCTGGAACCGGGGGCGGTGGGTGTTCGGAAGATCAGCTGGACTTGTTCGTCAGCAGCTGGAACGCGGTCGGGTCCACGACGTCCGAGCCGAAGCGCGCCCAGGCGAACCAACCACGCTGACCGGTCGGCCGGTTGTTGGTGACATCGAACAGCATCGGCACGAACTCGATGTTCATGCCCGCGCGCTGGGCGACCAGGAAGCCGTCCCAGTTGCCGACGACCGCCCAGTTCTGGGTGCCGGTGCCGGACGCGAAGTCCTGGAAGTAGTCGTTCATGTCGTACGGCGCGCCGAACAGCTCGCCGATGCCCTCGGCGGTCATGTTGACCGTGAAGTTCGGGTCGAGCGTGCCGAGCTGACGGATGGCGTTCTGGGTGACCGTGGACGACATCCAGGCCAGCTTGCCGGACCGACGGCGGTGACGCTGCGGGAGTCGCGCCCACATCGAGTAGATGTCGTTCGGGACGATCGTGCCAGCCGTCGCGACACCGTACGAGACGTCGGGAGCGGTCTGGGCAGCGAGCCGAGACAGGATGCCGATCGGGTTGTCCGCACCGGTACCCTGAGTGAGCTTGTCGGCCTGCAGCTCGTCGTAACCGGAACCGAGCATTTCGCTCATGCGCTCGGCGAAACCGGGCCAGTCCTGGCCGACCTCGATCGAGAACGGGATGAAGCCGTCGGCACGCGAGGTGTCGACAACCGGCTGCGAGATCGACGGGCTGTTGTCCGTGGAAGCCGACGCCTCAGCGCCCATCTTCCAGGAAACGCCGGACGACGCCAGGCCCTTCCAGGTGTCGACGGTGATCGTCTCGACCCGGGCGCGCCGCAGGATCGGGTTGTCCGAGCCCTGCGCCGTCAGGATAATCGTCGGGTCGATGATGACCGGGACGGCGTAACCGCCAGCGGCCGGAGTACCGATCGACATCGCCCGCTTGAGCTGGTTGACCTCGCGGACGGAGCGAGCCTCTTCCGGGCTGAACGCCGGGCTGAGGCCGGTCGCTGCCTTCTGGAAGGCCGAACGGTAGTGCGGGTTGGACGTGGCAACCAGGAACGCGGCGATCAGCTCGCCGTCAGTGTCACCGTTCTGGGTGCGGAGGACCTTGTCCATCCGCTCGCGCTGGTAGTCGGACAGGTGGCGCTGGACCCGCTTGTCGTCGAGGATCTTGGACGCCCGGCCGATCCACGCCTCGTGGGTGTCGGGGTCGCCCATCTGCCGGTAGTCGACATTCCAGCGGTCCATGCCCCGGTCCTCGCCCGGCTTGACGTTGAGGTCGCCGTACTGCTTGCGGGCGGCAGCAACGCGCTGCTCGCGCTCCTCACGAACCTTGATGATGGAGCGCTGCTCATCGATCTTGGCCTCGTTCTTCTTGAACTCGGCCTCGTACTGGTCGAACGTCGCGCCGTCGTCCTTGCGCTGGTCAGCCGACCGCGTCTCGTTGGCAGCGTCCTTGGCGGCAGCGTCCATGAGGTCGATCAGCTCACGCTGGCGGATTTCCAGCGTCTCGATCGGGTCCAGGTCGGTCGAGCCGCCCATGGCCGGGTAGACCGGCTTGCCGTTCGGCAGCAAGCCGATTGCGCGCAGGCCGGTGTACGGGTGGACGGGCAGGTGCTCCTTGCGGAACGCACCACCCTTGGCGAGATGTCCTCGCATGTTACCCTCGCTTCATCAGTTCGAGTCGGTAGGCGCGCGCCTTGGCAGCACGGGCCAGTGTTACTGCCTCATCGACCTGACGGCTCGGGCTGGGGTCGCCGAGTGTCGGGGTACCGGGCTTGAATTCGGCTGGGTGATACAACGCCCGAGCCGCTTCATACGATCGTACCAGGGTCTCGTAGCGGTCCTTGGATCGGGCCGCAAGCTGCTCCATGTACCCATCGGTCATGCAACGAGAACGCATACCGGCTGACGCGGTCGGTGAGGCAGGCCACGTAACCGGCCCGGCCTCGAACAGACGCACCTCAGTGATGTCGCGCTCCGGCAGCCCCTCCGGGTTAATGTCGCTCGGCTCCGGTTCATTGCGCCAGGTCTCGTTGATGACCTCGAACATGAAGCTCGAACCGAACGCTCCGTCGCGCAGGCCGGGCAACAGGTCCCGGTTATACGACGTGTCATACAGGTCGCCGATCAGCTCCGGCCCGTGATACCCGTCGGAGTTGATCTCGGACAGCGAATCGGCACGAGCAAGCGGCTTGTCGCCGATGTTCAGATCCGAGCCGTGGTTGAACAGCACCTTCGTGCTGAACTTGCCATCGCCGGACTTCGACTCGGAGATCGTCTTCTTGAACGCACCGGGGCGGGTCCGCTCGATGAAGCGCCCCTCCCAGTACGAGTTAATCTCATACGGGGTGTCGAAAGGCGAAAACCGGACCCACAGCCGACCGAGGGTGCCGTCGGCGGCAGCCGATTCGGTCGCCTCCGGGTCGGTGCCCTCAGCGGCACGAAACGGAAGCGCTGTTCCCGACCGAACGATCGGGAGGCCCTTGATCCTCATGCGTCTCCTCCAGTCGGGGGGTCAGGTTCGGGGTCCGGGGCGGACTCCGGTTCGGGCTTGAGAGTGAGCGCCATCGGTTGGTTGCCCCAGTCGACGGGCTGGTCGTTGTTCTTGGCGCGGACCTCGTTGATGACGTACGCGCCCGTCTCCAGCTTGACCTTGTTGACCTGCCAACGCTGCATGATGTTGGTGTCGAGGAACGAATCGCGGTCGTACTGGACGTACTGCGGCCTGGGCAGGAAAGCGGAAAGGATCCGCTCCATCCGCTTAAACCATCGGTCAGCCGCGTACTTCAGCAGCTCGATGTCACGGTCCACGATGTTCGCGTACGTCAGGGTGGACCCGGTAGAATAACCGAGCACCTCGGCGATCCCTGCTCCCATGATTCGAGCTGCCTGGCCCTCCGAGTACTGCTGGGTTTCCAGAAACTGCGACTCCTCCGGAGCGACCTGGATCTGATCGAACTTCCAACCGCGACCGAGCACGACCGGCTCCCGCGTGCCGAACAACGCAGCCATGAACCGATCCTTGGCGGTTTGGACCACGTTAGAGTCGGACATGTCCGCTTCGGAGTTCGACAGGATGCCGCCCGGGTGCCCGCCGTCCTGGAACCAGCTCTTGCCGAATCGGGTGGCCGCGATGGAAAGGCCGAGCGAATCGGCGTGATAAGCGACTGGCGACGCACCCAGCAAGGTTCCCGCAACGGGGAAGGCCCGGCGATGGAACATGCGATTAGCCGGAATCTGCGTCCCATTGACATTCCACGACGGAACACCATCTTCGAGGTGGACGTTCACCCGATCGGGGTGGTAGAGATCAACCTGCCGCAGCATCCCAGTCGGCCCCTGGTCGAGGATGTTACCGTAGGCGTTGCCTCGCAGGAACCAGGACTGGCAGAGCATGTAGATCCAGTCCTGGACGCCGTAACCGTCGCCGGACGGGTCTTCAAGGTAACCAGGGGTCGGACGCTTCCGGCGAGACAGCCCCTCACCAGAGTAGACGTCAAAATGTAGCTCACTGACCAGGGAGGCCATCAGGTCGACGGCCTGACGGAAGGCAATCGATTGGAGGCTGTTCTCCCCCGTGACCGCGTCGACCTCCTGGTACGACCGACCGAGACCGAGCGCAAGGGAAGACAGTGGCATCGCTGGCCACTGTCCGATATACTCCTGCCGCTTTTCGGCTTTCTTCCGGCTAAGGGGGTTCCTCACCTACGCCGCGCCCCCTTCCGATTCGGCCGCACGAAGGTCAAGAGAGAAACCACCAGGCCCGCCAGGATATACGAGGCCGGGGGCGAGTACTGGTAGGCCCCGTAGAGCACCAGGGACGGCCCGGCGATGGCCGGGAGCCACGACACCAGGAAGACCAGGACGCGCAGGACATAGCCAGTCGCTGCGGCAACCCCACCGACCACCTGTTCCATGCTCATCCTCCCCGCCCTCAGGACAGCGTATCACTACCGCCGTCTCGCTCCTAGAAGATGTGGTCAAGCGGATCGTACTCGCTGACGACCTTGTCGACCCGTTCCCGATATGCCCACATCGCCAAGCCGCCCCCACAGGACGGACCAACCTCGACCCCGACCTTGTGATCGAACGTCGACCCTCCACCGAGGGGGCGAGCCGGAACCGAAACGGCCGAGTTAAGCGGGGGTTCGTTGTGGTGCAAGATCATCGGGGTCGCTGCCGTAGCGGCATCGACCAACATCGCAAACGCCTGCGCCATTCCGTCGATACCCGGAATGATCAGGTCCCCCCGCTTCGGGCGGTCCGGGTCCTTCGGCAGCTCGATTCCGATCGCCTTCAGGTCGTTGATCGCCGTCTCACCCCGCGCGTCCACAGCAAACGCAATCGGCCCGTACTTGGTCTTCAGGTCGACCAGACGAGGCATGATCCAATCCACCCCCGGTTTGTGATCAGCGATACCGATTCGCCAGACCCCACCGATTTTGCCAGCCCACATGATGGTGCCGTGAGTCCTCTTGGCATTGATGTGGAATGCGACGGCGATGTCGCCCGGCACCTCCGGCTTGATGGCAGCGAGCCGCCCCCACACCACCGGGTCGATTGCGTTGTCACCGTCTTGTCTGGCGCGCGGGAGCCACATCCCGTTGCGCTCCATCGCGAACGCCATCGTCACGCCGAGCTTGGACAGCTCGCCGTCCGCTGCTTTCTGCCGAACTCCACTTTTGTTCGGTCGGCGTACACCCATGCTCGGATTGGTCTTGCGATTCGTTTCCTCCGACCCGACCACCTTGCGAAATTCTGCGGAGTCGCGCATCGGGTCGATGTAGTCGATACCGTAGTCAAACCAAGCCGTATTGGGGGCGCAAGCCTCGCCCGCTGCCTTAATCGTGTAAATCCAAGCTTTGTCGTTGCGAGGCGGAGTGCCAAAAAACCACACCTGCGGGTCAAACATTGCAGACTGGGTCGGCATCAGCGTCTGCATCAAGTCTGCCGTCAGTGCCTGCGCCTCATCCATGATTAGCTTGGGAAACGAGAAACCGAGGCCTTGTCCGCCTTCCCGAGCAGCAAACCGCAGGCGCGCCCGGTTGTACTTGGGAGTAAGCTCGATGCCCTGGTTGCCCACCCCGCTCCACACCCGGTTGACAGCAGAGCCGAGAATCGCATCGTTCTCCTCGATCAGGCTCTTAATCCGGATGAAACCCTCGTGCGCAGTGGAATAGAGGTGAGCGGAATGGCCAATCAGCGGAATTCCGAACAAGAACAGCCAACCGATTTCCAGCGCCATGATGATATCCCCTTTGCCATTTTGGCGGGGGACCCAGCAACCGCACGTGTCGGCTGCCATGACGAGTTCGCCGTCTTCATCCTTTTTCTGACCCAGCCCCTTTTCGATGATCCAAGCCTGCCAGCCGTCAAGCGGTCGACCGAGGTCGGACATGAGGTCGATGACCTCTCCGCCCGCGCTGGTCAGATACTTGGGATAATTGGCGACCCGGGGGAGGATCAAATCACCCGAGTTTACGCTCACGCTCTTCACGTTCCTTGCGCCGCTTGGTCAGCATGTCGTCGGGCTCCTCGTCAGCCGTCTGCGATTTAGTCTGCGCCGGACGGATTCCGGCCTGCCTCAACTCCGCGTAAATCGTCTTCAACGCCAGCAGCTGGTTGCGCGTTTGGTCCAGGATCTTGTCGACAGCCAGATGGACCTCGCCCATCTCGTCGAACACCAGGGTCGCCCACGAGTCGGTTCGCGCCATCGCCAGGCCGTCGAGCCTATCGGCAACATCCGCAGCACGCGCGTAGGACAGAACTAAGGTTCGTGCCGGTGCGTCGAGCTTCTCCGCCCCGTACGCGTCCCAGATCGCACGACCCGAATCACCCAGTTCACTACGCATGGTATTAGTGTACCACCGTCGGCGGAGGACCGTACGTCGTGGGGGTGTGAAGTGGAACCGGAGGGCCAGCTGTGACAATTCCGCCGAACACGTAGATCAAGGCCAGCACGAACAGCAGAACGAACCCGAGGAGAGCGATGCTCATGCCGACTGCGCGGTCGGGGACGTCGGCTCCGTCGGGGTGCCACTGAATGCTCCCATCGTCCCCAATGGGGGCCGACTCCATCCAAATGTCGCCCGACGGCTCGTCGGGCACTTCACCGCGAACGATGGGTGCGGGTTGGTCGGTGCGTCGCATCTTGATCCCCTCAGAATTGTCATGTGACTAGTATCTCCACCCCAGCTCGGCCGTGTATATATAAGCAAACGACTGGCGGGGTCTCGACAAATCAATCGTCCTAAAAAAACTTGCCTTTCATAGCTGCGTTGGTGGCTTGTAATCACGAATTGCATTGCCAAGCAGCTTGTTGCCTCTACTACTGTTGCACTTTACATGACAAGTAGGACAACCCTCGATACCATGTGCAGGTCTACTAATTCTCGCATCGTAAGGCTGGTTACCCCACAGCGATAGCGGGACGAGGTGGTCTCGTGTACGTGCATCTTCGTGACCGCAGATGTGGCACACGGTCCCCCACATGTCGAGCACTTCTTCCCGCCACTGTACGTATCGGCTTCCCCTTCTCCACTGGGGGGGTACCCAGGGTAGACATTTCAGGTTGGAGGGTATGGGGTATCCGGTCGCGTGGAGAATATCCCAGGGGGGGGTTTCGAGGAGGGGTCCGATGAACCGGCGCTTACGTCCACGGTTCGGGCGGGATCGACTTGGCTTGAGCCTAGGATCGGGTACCCCCGACGCGACCTGAGCCGAGGCCAGCAGGTCCACGCCGGGGGCATTCCCTACCACCCCGATAGGAGTACCCTGTGCCCATTGTACCAGATCGTCTGTCATGATGTTTACCCCCAGAGCCACATACCGAGCAGGGTTGCCAGCCAGATCACGTCAATGATCAGCATCCAGAACGTCCATTTACGCACCATGGCCGGGAACCACCCTCGCCCCCAGTAGTCTCACCGCAGGCGGGTTCTCCAGATAGGCGATCATTCGACGAAAATACTCTGGATCATCGCGTACTCGCCCGAGTAGATCATTGCAATGTTTACAGAGTTTCCCTCTGACGACACCGCTTCGATGATCATGGTCTGTGGAAAGGGCTCGGGTAGCTCCGTTATAACCCGTCCAAGGTGCGCAAATGCATCCTCCCCCTTGGAATTCAACCAGGAGATTACTTTCTTCGAGTGTAATTCCGAAGACGCCCCGCTGACGCTGGTCACGTCGAGCCAGGCTTCGGGCTTTCTTGCGCTTTCGGATATCCTCAAGGCACAACCACACTTTCGGCGAGGTCTGATTGAGTTTTCGGGTGGTGCTGCCGCAGTCGGTGCAAGCCAACTTTATCGTCATGGTTTCACGCATTCCACGCCGAAGAATCCTTCAAGATGGCCTCCGACTGTAGCGCACGCGTTGTCGTCTCCGGAAACCCTCATGGCCTGTCCGCAGATGGCGAACAAGAGCAGACTAACGAAGGCGAGCGCCCACCAGTCCTTGGCCCTCATTTCGCGCTGTACTGGTGGTGCCCAGCCTCGGTCGGCTCGTCCACGATAACCCCGTGGTCGATCAGAGCGCTCACCGCCTTCCGCACCACGCTGGGATTGAGGTCGAGTTGGCTGATGATGGCGTTCCGGGACGTCTTCGGGTTATCCCGAATGAATTGGAGGACGCGCTGCGCCTTCGTCCCCGCCTGCGGGTACTCGATAGTGGTTGTCGACATGCCCTCATCCTATCAGAACGGTATGGAATAGTCCCGAGGCGGTCTGCGAAATGCCCCGAGGTCGGGAACCGTCCATCTGATGTGGCAGTGGTGCTGGGGGAACAACGCCTCCCATCTCGGGTCGGTTAACCGCATCGAATCCATCTGGATGAGGCCGGTGCGCCGGAGTGCGTACATCTCGACCTTGTTCATGACGCACCACAGCCGCTGGCCGGTGTCGAGTTGGACGGCGAGTTCGATCTCGGCCTTGATGCCCTCGGCGACTCCGGCAGCGAGCCACACACCGCAGGCACTGCATTGCCTTATCACAGGTACCGTCGTCTCGAAATACACTGGCCTCGGCCGAAATTTCTTTGGCATCCGTTATCTCCTCGTTATCAGGGTGGGAGGGTTGGTGGCCTCCCACCCTACCCCCGGCGCACTGGCGGCAGTTACTCCCTGTTATCTACTGTACGGACGACTATGCCTCACATGGCCTCTGACCGGGGATCTTTGTCCCAACAACTATCTTGGGCTGTATAACAGCACGTGACTCCTCCGGCATGTGCGCCATGGCAGGGTGGGAGGCCGGGGGGGGGGGGGGCGGGGCCCCCCCCCCGGGGCCGCCGCC